TGACCATCAGTTGGTGATGTCGGAAAATTTATTGCTGCCATTTGTTTTACCCCAATCCAAGATAATGTTTGTTCGTCTTATTGGCCATGTTATGCTAACGTCAAACTGCCGCTTGCATTGAATGTCCAAATTGTATAACTTCCAGAAGTGCTTGACGTGCCAATTGTTGCGGTGACACTAATTCCTGTTGCATCTGCTGTTAAGTATCTTATAATAACGACACCTGAACCACCGTTAGCGCCAATACCAGAACTACCTGAGAATCCACCAGCTCTATATCCACCGCCACCACCACCGCCAGTATTTGCTGAACCAGCTGTTGCAACACCAGTACCACCGCTTGGTGCTGCTGCACCACCGCCTGCTGTGGCATTACCGTTTCCACCAGAGGTCCAGAAAGCACCACCGCCACCGCCACCTCTAGAAACAGCAGAACCAGTGATTGAAGAACTCACTCCAGCACCACCGTCACCGTCTTGTGCACTTGCTGCAGTTGTGCCATTTTTACCTACACCACCTGCACCGCCACCACCGCCACCTGAACCGGAAGAGCCACCAGCGCCACCGCCGTTGCCTCCGGCATAACCTTGGTTGGCTGTTCCAGCTGCGCCTGTGTTGGTTGTCCCATATCCACCACCACCACCTGAACCACCTACTGTTGGTGCATATGCTGTAACTGAATTAGAACCACCTCTACCACCACCAGTTGAAGTTATAGTTGTTATTCCAGAGCCAGAAATTGAAGAATTACCTCCAGCAGTTGCTGGAGTCGAAGCATCTATTCCACCGTTACCACCTGCACCTACGGTAACCGTGTATGTTGCGTTTATCAAATTTATACTTGATTCTGCTGATGCACCTCCGCCAGAACTTTCACCAGAAACTGAACATCTATATCCACCTGCACCTCCGCCTGCTGCTTCCCATCCTTGCGAATAAGAACAGCCTCCACCGCCTCCGCCTGCAATCACCAAATACTCTACATTTAGACTGAGGGTAGATGATATTTGTGATGCTTGATAACCAAGAGTAATATTAGGCATTATGCTGAGGTATCTCCCACAAGTATATATGTGTCAGTTGCAGTGCACACTATAGAAGCACCAGAATATTGTGCTCTAAGTTTTAAACCTGGTGTTCCGTTTACGGTTGCTGGACTTGACGCGGCAACAGTCACTTGTCCTGCATCCATTTGCAACAAATCTATTCTTTGACCAACCGACAAATCAAGTGAACCATCAACAGTTATTGTTTTTGCGGTTGCAGATGTAACCGTTATTAGTTTACCTGCATCGGCTGTTAGTAGAGTGTAGTTAGCTGTTTTATTCTCAACAGTTTGTGCAAGAGCAAAAGAACCCGTTGGTCCAGTAGCGCCTGTTGGACCAGCAGCACCTGTGGCACCAACATTAGCATTACCAAACTCAACCCATTGTGAACTTGTTCCGTCATCATAATAAATATACGTGCGGCCATCATTATTGTTATACCAAACTTCGCCAACAATTGGTGGTGCTGGAGCAGTAGGGCCAGTGATTTGGAATTGTCCATCATCACCCGTAGGGCCAGTCGGTCCAGTAGATCCAGTCGGACCAGTTACAGTACTAGCAGCTCCCGTAGCACCCGTAGGACCCGTTGGACCTTGTGCACCTGTTGGGCCAGTGACCGTTGACGCTGCGCCTGTTTGACCTGTTGGCCCAGTAGGACCAGTAACGGTTGATGCAGCCCCAGTTGGTCCTGTCGGACCAGTCACGGTGGATGCAGCACCTGTCTGACCTGTTGGACCTGCGGATCCAGTAGCTCCTGTAGCTCCTGTAGCGCCAGTTGCTCCTTGGGGTCCTGTAGGTCCTGTTGCGCCAACATTAATCAAAACCAAGATTACTGAATGGTTGTTTGCAAATCCTGGTGTTGTTCCAGTTCCACCGCTCGTAAGCAATGAAACCGCTACTTCAACATATCCTGTTTGTGGAACAGCGTTAGAAGTTACATTGAATTTTTGGTAGTTGTTTGAATCGTTTGCATCTTGGATGTAAAGAACATCGTTAGTCTTGATAAGAGCAAGGAAGATGTCAATGTCATAACCATCTTTGTCAATGTGTGAAATTTGTAATTGTGTTGCAGAAGTTTGCGTTGCGTTGTTATAAGAAATATAAGTATTGCCTGGGTCACCAGAAGTTGAACCAGTATTAATCTTGTAATCATAGAACGATGAAGATTGACCTTGAGCTCCTGTGGCTCCAGTAGGTCCTGTCACCGTAGATGCTGCTCCAGTTGCTCCAGTAGCGCCTGTTGCCCCAGTGGCTCCTGTGGCTCCTGTGGAACCAGTGGCTCCAGTTGGGCCAGTGACCGTAGATGCAGCACCGGTAGCTCCTGTAGGTCCTGTGGCTCCTGTGGCTGCTGCTGTTCCTTGAGGACCAGTAGAACCAGTAGGGCCTGTGAAACCAGTAGGTCCCGTAAATCCAGTTGGACCTGTAGCTCCAGTAATGCCTTGTGAACCCGTAGGTCCGGTTACTGTACTAGCAGCACCTGTTGCGCCTGTTGCGCCCGTGGCTCCTGTAGCTCCTGTTAAACCTGTAGCTCCTGTCGGTCCTGTAACTGTGGAAGCAGCTCCTGTTGCACCAGCAGCTCCTGTAGCACCTGTAGGACCTGTTATTGTTGATGCAGAACCAGTAGCTCCTGTGGATCCAGTTGGACCAGTGTTTCCAGTGGCACCAGTTGAACCTGCTACACCTGTTGGACCAGTTGAACCTGTTGCACCTTGATTACCTTGTGGACCAGTATAACCTGTGGGTCCTGTTGGACCAGTAATGCCTTGTGCGCCAGTAGGTCCAGTACCACCAGGACCAGTAGCTCCAGTAGGTCCAGTAGCACCCGTAGAAGATGCAGAACCTGCTGGACCAGTATAACCTGTTGGTCCTGTTGGACCTGTAGCACCTACGCTACCAGTAGCACCCGTTGGACCCGTATTAACCCATGGTAGATTATTCCAGTTAGTAGTACCATCACCAATTTTAAATCCTGGACCAGGAGCTGTTGCTGTTGCAGGACCTGTTGCAGGAATGGTTTGTGGTGGGCCTGCATCAATGCACACGCCCATTTCGCCGGCCATCAAAATTGGGTTGTAGTTGTACCAGTTAGCCTGGGTATCTCTACGCATTTGAACTAATACAGCCATTTAAAATCCTCTTCTTTTTATAATATCTCTTCTTTGGTCAAGTACATATTCTGCTGGTGATGTTCCAGCTGCACCTTGACTTGCGTCAAAGGTTCCTACGGCTACTACACAAGAACCAGTAGCTGCCGCTGAGCTAACATTACTTGCTACTTTAGAATAAGTAAATGTTGTTGTGGTTGGTACTGTTGCTATTCTATACGTTCCATCAAACGTAGTGTCAATATTAGAAACATAAACGCTTTGTCCTACGGCGAATCCATGGGCAACTGGCGTTGTTAATGTGGCAATATTTGATGTCAATGCTTTATTAGAAACTGTAACTCCTGCTGCCAGTGGTGTGGCATCTGGTGCAATGAGATAGTGGAATTGAATTGATAAAGCCGCGCCGCCATCAACAATTGTTTCATCTTGGTGGTCAACGAGCAATTGGTCCTGCTGATTCTGCAACTCTCTTTTTAAAGTTGTCATCATGCGCGATATAGTAACGTTACTACGTCCTTGCAGAACGTCATTACCCGGCGCAGTCCAAACGGCTCTGATAACAATCACCCAACCTTTTCAATTGACATGGTAGGAAGCACACTTACTTTCTTAGTTTGATTCTGAGTTATTTCTAATATAGCTGCTTGCAATTCGGCATCACTTAATTCTTTAATTGAAGTTTCAGTTTTAATATTAAGAGTCTGCGACTGCTGAATATAACCAGTTGCCTTTAAATAAAGTTCGGCACTTTTGGTGTCACCAGAGATTCCTTTAATGTAAATTGCATCAAGTAACTTCTGAGTTCTTTCAGGGCTTTGGGACATTCCTTCGACGCCAAGTTTCCAACGCTCTATAAACTGTTTTTTCTTTTCCCAAGTTCCTAATGTATTAAAATGTACACCATGTTCTTCGGACCAAGCCTTCTTCGTGCTAGGCATTCTAGAGTCTTCAGGGGTCAGCAGCCAGGCAAGATATGCTTCTTGTTCTTGTGAAAGGAATAAGTTTTCTGTTCTGGCCATTAGGCATTATCCTTCTGATTAAATGTGTCCTACATAGTATATAAAATATTTTACATAGATTTGGTGATATATCACAAGTATATCAGATAATACTGTGTTTTGTCTTGACAAGGCATTACTATGACTGCTATAATGAACTTCTTACTTCTAGGAACTGCAGAAGAAAGAAGAGAAGTTATAATAACTTCTTCTACTTCTTAAGCTTCTTGAGCAGTAAGAAGTTAACTTCAAACGGATAATACTATCACAAAATAAGGAGAAAGCCAAAATGGCCGCAGAAACAATTAAATTCAGATTAGGTAAGAACCCATTAATTAAAGAGAAGATTATAATATTAGAAGAAACAGATGGAAGAAAAGCAGTCATCTTCCCGCAATACAGAATTAAAGAAGACATACAGCATGCTGAGGTTGCCAAAGAAGGAGAACTGTTAGACCTTACCGGCAAGTGGGGTGTAGACAAGAAGTCAGGCGCACCGCAATTTTTTGTAGATTCAGCATACAATGCCGCATATACAGCACCTTACGTATTTGAAAATAAACCTAAGACTAAAGTATATAAGGCAGATGAAGTGGATCCAGTTAACGACTTCATTATCGGTGGCCTTTCCACAGGTGGTAAGCCTATAGTAGCTTCAGACCCTAAAGAAGATAAGAAGCAATATTATACTGACGGCGACTGGTACTGGTATCAAGGCAACGCCCACAAAACACCTACGAGTTTTTAATTTTTTTTATTTTATGAGAACTATACCATTAAATATAAGAATAGAAAACGCCGTAAAGAAAACGGACAGTAACTGCTGGCTTCTCAAACCCCACAAGGGCTGTAATGGGTATGCCAAGTTAGAAATACGAGGAGTGTACAAACGAGCACACAGAGTGGCCTACGAAACATATGTCGGATCCATCCCTGAAAAGATGATGGTCTTACACCATTGCGATATTAGGAACTGTGTTAACCCTGAACATCTATGGATTGGTACTGCCAAGCAGAACACTGATGATATGATTAAAAAAGGTAGGTCACGATTTGTAGGTAGACCTAAGAAGCTACAGGATTTTGAAATAGACAAAATCTCTGATACAATAGAAGCCTCTTAGGAAAGCCCTGAGAGACCTTAGGAGCAATCCTAAGGTACATAATCAGTGATGATGAACTAAATAGTAACGAACTACTTCTATGGGATTAGAGCAGTTCTCTCGAAGGAAAGGGCCAGGGATTAACTTCTCTGGTCTTTTTCTTATTATACCCTGAATGATATTTGGCATTGATAATAATAAACATAGGGCAGTACTTAATG